ATGGAGAAGGAATACTAAATATTTCAGGAAGTTTTTTAGGAGAAGGTTATGTTGGGAATATTATATATGAACATGGAATGTTAATTCTTACAGGTGATAATTATATTGATCCATACAATTACACAGACTTCATTTCATATACATCTATGTCAATATCGTTTCAAAGTACTTTAACAATATTTGAATCACAATATAAATGTACTATCAGAGAAAATGAATTCAATTTTTCCCAAAACCCATCATTAATTTCTGGTAGCTCAAATAGTGGTATAATATCTGATTTTGCTACTGGTTCATATTTTAATCCATATATTACAACTGTAGGCTTATACAACAACAATAAAGAATTATTAGCAGTGGCTAAATTAGCCCAACCATTACCTGTATCATCAGTAACTGATACTAACATAATGGTAAACTTAGATTTATAAAAATTTTATGAAAAATTGGTTTTCAAAAGAACTTAGTGACGATTGTCACGAGTATATTCAAGAATATATCTCATTAGATGATTTTAAAGAAGGAACATTTGGTTTTATTTATGTTACAACCCATATTCCAACAGGAAAAAAATATCTAGGTAAAAAAAGTTTATTTCATACTTTAAATAAAAAACTAGGTAAAAAAGAACTTGCCGAACAACCCATCACTAGAGGTAGAAAATCCACCACTAAAAAAATAGTCAAAGAATCTGATTGGAAAACATATTTTGGCTCAGAGGAATTCATTAAACAACAAATTAAAAAAGGAAAACAAGATGAATTCTCCAGAGAAATCCTTATTCAAGTTTCAGATAAAAAACTTCTTACATATTTTGAATGTAAATATCAATTCAAATACGGTGTACTAGAATCTCAAGATTGGATGAACACAAACATTTTAGGTAAGTTTTTTTCAAAAGATTTTGCTTCTAAAAAATAAGATTGTATATTAATGTTCATGGTAAATGAACTATTAGTAAATTTAGTAAATGGTGTTTTAGGGACTGGGAAAAGAACCGCTCGTGGTAATCAATCTTTCCATTGTCCCTTTTGTAATCACCATAAACCTAAATTAGAGGTTAATTTTACTGAAGATAAAGATGGAAAAAATAGATGGGCATGTTGGGCATGTGGTAAAAAAGGACAAACCATTTATAGTTTATTTAAACAGATGGATGTTTCCCCTGAAATTGTCTCTCAACTAAAACCATTAGTTAAATCTGGAAGTTTTGTAGAAAAAAATATTACATATGATGTTTTAGAACTACCTAAGGAATTTAAAAAATTTGATAATTCTATTATCTCAAAACATGCTCTAAATTACTTAAAGAAAAGAAATATTACTCAAAGTGACATAATTAAGTATGGAATGGGATATTGTGAATATGGTTTATATTCTAAAATGATTGTTATCCCATCATATGATGCCACGGGAAAATTAAATTATTTCACGGCGAGATCATTCGAAAAAGACCCTTACATAAAATACCGCAACCCAGAAACATCTCGCGATATTATACCGTTTGAATTATTTATTAACTGGGATTTACCTATTATATTATGTGAGGGACCATTTGATGCAATGGCTATAAAAAGAAATGCTATTCCATTATTTGGAAAAAACATACAGTCAAGTTTAATGAAAAAAATAGTATCATCTAAAGTACAAAAAATATACATTGCTTTAGATAATGATGCGATAAATAAAGCTCTAGAATTTTGTGAAACTCTTTTAGATGAAGGTAAAGAGGTTTACCTAGTAGAGCTTGAGGGGAAAGACCCAAGTGAAATGGGATTTGAACATTTTACAAAATTAATCCAAAAAACAACTCCACTAACAAATTATAAATTAATGGAGAAAAAATTACAAATGGTATGAGTAAAACAAAGTACAAAACATCTTACAATAGAATACTAGAAGTATCCTCAGATGCTAAACAAATTACCCTCCCAGACTCTAGATACTATAGACGAAATGGTGAATATTATCCTTCAATTACATATGTTTTAAGTTATTATCCAAAAGGAAAATTTTACGAGGATTGGTTAAAAAAAGTAGGATTTGCCTCTGAACATATAGTTAAAAAAGCAGGTGAGGATGGTACAAAAGTACATGATATGATTGAATCTTATTTAAATGGAGAAGAATTAAACTTTTTATCCCCAAATGGATACCCTCAATACAACCCAGAAGTATGGCAAATGTTTTTACGTTTTGTTGATTTTTGGGAAGAATATAAACCAACCCTAATTGAAGCAGAAGTCCATTTATTTTCAGATGAAATTAAAGTAGCAGGAACATGTGATATGGTTTGTGAAATAAATGGAGAAATTTGGATTATAGATTTTAAAACATCAAATCACCTTCAAACAACATATGATCTTCAAACAGCTATTTATGGTAAATGTTATGAGGAATGTTTTGGAAAAAAAGCAGATAGATATGGTATTTTATGGTTAAAATCTTCTAAACGTAAAGCAGCAAAAGGTAAAATGCAAGGTAAAGGGTGGGAAATGTATGAATCAACTCGTACTCAAGAAGAAAATTTAGATATTTTTATGACTGTTAAAAAACTTTTTGATTTAGAAAATCCAACACATTCACCAATATTTACTGAATTTAAAACCACTGCTAAACGAAAGGTATAATATGTATAATTATGATAAGTTTAATCCAATTATTGAAAGAATCCCAACAAACACCCAAGGCTATATTTTTAGCAGGCCCTGCAGGTAGCGGTAAATCTTACATATCATCTAAACTTACCCCCAACTCATTTACTGTTATTAATTCAGATGACACTTATGAGGAATTATTGAAAGCAAGTGGAATTGGACTTAAACAAAAAGACTTTACACCTGATCAATTATCCCAAGCATCTAAATTACAAGCTCAAGCAAGAAAAGTAACCCAAGATAAATTGACTCAATCAATTGAGGATAAAAACAATATTGTAATTGATGGAACTGGAGCCGCTTCTGGTCCTGTTTTAAAGAAAAAACAACAATTAGAAGATTTAGAGTATGAAACATTGATGTTAATGATTTATGTTTCTCCTTTAACTTCACTTGAGCGTAACCAACAACGTGATAGAAGTTTAATGCCAGGGATTGTATTACGTACCTGGAGAGATGTAAATAAAAATATTGAAACATACAAACAAGCATTTGGTAATAATTTTATCTTGTTAAATAATAATCCAAAAGATGCTAAACAAGAATTTAATACCGATTTACTTGAACCATATATAACTGCTCAAACAGCTACAGGTAAACCTAAAACCCCAGAAGAACAAGCTAAATCAGATACTGAAAAAGCATCATTAAATAAAGATATTGAATCTATGGTAAAAAGTTTACCTAAATTTGATTCACTAGATACGGCAAAAAGTAAAATTAATAATTTTATAAATGAATAAATTATCAAAATTCCTATTAATGGGACTGTTAGAGCAAGAATCTAAAGTAACAGCTTTATATGGAGGTGGATTCAAACCACCTACAAAAGGACATTTTGGAGTTGTTAAACAAGCTTTAGAACAACATCCTGAAATAGATAAATTATATGTTGTTATAGGAAGTGGTTTACGCAATAATATATCTCAAGATGAATCATATTCAATTTGGAACATTTATAAAAAATATCTACCGGGTAATGTAGAAATAGTAAAAGCCCAATCTCCACTTTCATATATCAAAAAATATCTTGAGGAACATCCAGATAATAAAACATATGCTATAATTGGTTCAAGAGAGGATAATGAAGAGGATATTAAAGATTTTACAGAACGTAAAGCATTTTTTGAAAAATACGGAAATAATGTTGAAGTATTAAATATAGTAACATCTGGAGGAGTAAGTGGAACTAAAGCAAGAGAAGCAGCCGCTATTTCTAAAGAAGATTTCCTTAAATATCTCCCAGAAGAACTAACAAAAGATGAACAAGACCTTATATTTGATTATATAACATCAGTTTTAAGAGAAATTATAGAAGAAAAACCAAAAACAGAATACCCAGAGTTAATCAAATCTTTAACAGAATATATGGTTAATCAAGGTATGAATCTTAAACCATTACCTAAGGTTAAATTCATTAAAGATGATGCTGAGAATGCTAATAATTTCTTCGGTAAAACAGCGTATTATGACCCGAATAACCGCGTTATAGTACTTTATACTATGAATCGTCATCCAAAAGATGTTATGCGTTCATTTGCGCACGAGATGATCCACCATATGCAAAACTGTGAAAATAGACTCCAAGACATTTCTACAGATAACACAAATGAGGATGGAGCATTATCTGAAATAGAAAGAGAAGCATATGAAAAAGGAAATATGACTTTTAGAAACTGGGAAGATTCAATAAAAAATTAACAATGTATAAATTAACACAGTTATATAAACAATTAAAAGAGGAAGAACAAAATGCTCAAGCATCACAATACAAAATATATTGTGATATGGATGGTGTTCTAACGGATTTTGAAGAACGTTTTGATTTCTTCACAGGCATGTCCCCCGATGAATATAGAAATAAGTACGGTGAAGAAAAAATATGGAACGTAATTGATAATAAAATTGGAGTCCCATTTTGGGCTGGTATGAAATGGATGCCGGATGGACATAAACTTTGGAATTTCCTTAAAAAACACAACCCACCCATACTTTCAGCACCTTCTAAAAAACCAGAATCTAGAGAAGGTAAACGTCAATGGATGGAAAAAAACTTACCTAACACTAAATTAATACTTTCAAGAGCATCTGATAAGAAAAATTATGCTACAAAAGACAGCATACTTATAGACGATAGAAAGAAGAATATAGATGATTGGAGAAATGCAGGAGGGATTGGTATACTCCATACCTCAGCAGATAATACAATAAAAGAATTAACCAAATTAGGAATTAAAAAATGACAGATAACGTTTTAAAAAAACAGTTCGCTGAAAAAGATATTCAACGTATAAGAAATCTTGTAAAGGGTAACGGTAAAGAAAGAGTTACCCATGGTGTTGGATATACTAAATCTACAGAAGATCATATTGAGGGAGATACATGGGAAGAAAATGGTCGTACTTGGACTATAAAAAACGGTATTAAACAAAATGTTACTAAATTAGATGGTTTTAAAAAAGTATCCGTCCCAATATTTTGCCCATCTTGCAAACATGTAATGGATAAACAATTAGATTCATTTTACTATAAATCATATAATTCGTGTTTAAATTGTAGAACAGAATTTGAAACTAAACATAAAATAGCAGGAACGTGGGATGATTATGTTAAAGACACCTATAACAAAGAAATAGATTTAGTTATACAAGAATATAAAGTTTTTTATAAAGAAAAGTTAGAAGAAAGTAATATGGGAACCGTTACAGAAAACGGTGAAGTTGAAACTTGGATAGGTTCTATTGATAAACAAAAAGCAGAAGATTCGCTAAATGAGGTTATTGATTATTTAGAAAACCTTAAAAAGAAATAACAAATGATTACAGTAATAACCACCATAACTGTCGCTTTGATTACAGCTGTTATTGGTCCTATTTTAGTAAATTGGTTTAAAATTAAATTTGAATCCAAACCCACTAATTCTACCCCTATGCGTGATGCTTTAGAAACTTCTACTTTAATAGATAATCAACTTGAGCAAATCATGGAAGAATTAGAATGTGATCGTTTATGGATTGCTCAATTTCATAATGGAGGTTATTTTTACCCCACAGGCAGATCCATCCAGAAATTTTCTATATTTTATGAGAAAGTAACTCCTAACACACCAAATATTCAACAAACTTTCCAAAACATACCTGTATCTTTATTTCCAAGAGCATTATCTAAAGTTTATAAAGATAATGAATTAGCTGTAGATAATATTGATGATATGGAAGATACATATGGTTTAGAATACTTTTCTTCCCAATGTAATACTAAATCAATCTGTATGATAGGATTACATAGTTTAGATAATCATTTAATAGGGGTAATGGGTATATCTTTTGAGGGAACTCACCATATTAATAGAGAAGAATGGATCTATATTAGACAAAAAGTAGGAGTTATAGGAACATTACTTTCCGAATATTTATACACAACCACACAAAAAGCAAAATAAATAATTATATTTAAGAAAATAGCAATATTTATAATAAAATAAAGACATGACTGATAATTTCGACATTAAAAAATTCTTAACAGAAAATAAAGTATTTTGGAACCCAAGTGCAGATGTTAAGGAATCTAGTATATTAAATGAAAATAACCTACGTGAAAAAATTCGTGACATGGTTATTGCTGAACTATCTTCTTCTGAAGAAGAATTAGAAGAAGCTAAAAAAGATAAACCAGAAGAAGACGTTGAAGACGTTGAAGTAACAGATACTGAAGAATTCACACCAGAAGATAATATGGATACTGAAGAACCAGCTATACAATTAGATGGTGGTGAAAAAGAAATTATGGATTCTTTAGAAAATGCTTTAGAGTTTGCTAAGCAAAAAGGAGATGAAAAGTTAATTGATCAAATTGGAAATACAATTACTTTCTTTACTCGCCAATATATCGTAAAATAAATCAAATCTATAAATAAATCAAATCTATGAACACAATTGAATTAGTTGCAAAAATGACAGAATTACTAGAAGTAATCAACATTGAAAACACAAAAACAGCTAAAGCAGCACATGCACGCGCTCGTAAAGCAGCAAGTGAATTAAAAACTTTAGCAGCAGAATTTAAAAGAACATCTTCAGCAGAAGACAAAGCTTAATTTGAACCATGCTCAACGAAAGAACACTTACAGCCGATGAACTAGCAGCCCGAGAAAAAATAATTCAAGGGATGAAAAAAAATAAATCCAAACTTGTTAAAAAGTATGGAGCTGATGCTGAAAAGTTTATGTATGGTAGAGCAACAAATATAGCTAAACAACAAGCTGAAGCATTAAAACAATCTAATGATATGAAAGACGATAAATTAAGAAAAATGATCCAGGATGCTTTATCTAATCCCAAACCTTTAAAAGAGGATGATTGGAAACAACAAGATGATGAAAGTGATATGGCTCATTCTCAATTGACTAGTATTATTGAACTAGCAACCGAATTACAATCTTTAATA